ACAATCTTGCGAAGTAGAATAATGTTTATACTGGCATTAAAGGATAATAAGGAAGAGGGTGCGTATGCTGTTCAGAATCAATATGGACAGAAAGTTTTATTCTTTTTCGAAGAGGAAGATGATGCGAGTCGTTATGCTTTAATGCTAGAGGATCAAGAGGAGATTAAAATGGAGGTAGTTGAGGTCGATGATGAATTAGTCATAAATTCATGTAAAATAAACAATTACAATTATGTTGTAATTACCCCAGATGATATTGTAGTTCCACCTAAAAATATTGTTATTGATTAATATGTTTAACAGTATAAAAATTATAAATAATAAAAAGTTTTTCTACTCTTATGCAAGATACTAAAGTTTGTAAAATTTGTTTACTCGAAAAATCAATTTCTGAATTTCATATAGCAAAAAAACCTGGAAATATTGGAGCAGATGGTTATATGAGAAAAACTCTTTGTTATAAAACTTCCTGTAAAGAATGTTTAAGAAAAGAACAAAGAGAAAAATATCATAAATTAACTTTAGAACAGCGAAAAGAAAGAAGAAAAAACAATTCTTGCAATACTGTAGAATATAGAAAAAAATATAAATTAAAAACTCACTATGGGTTAACTACAGAAGAATTTTCGGATATGATAAAAAAACAAAATAATAAATGTAAAATATGTCAATATGAAATGAATACCCCTCAGGTAGATCATAATCACACTACAGGTAAAGTTAGAGCACTACTATGCCGTAATTGCAATACTTCTCTTGGTCTTTTAAAAGAAGACACTAAAGTTCTTTATAATATGATTTCTTACATTAATGATTATCTTTAAAAAAATTAGATGGAGAAACTTTCTCTCTACAGGACAGCATTTCACAGAAATAAACTTTCAAAAGCATAATACGAATTTAATTATCGGTACAAATGGCTCAGGCAAGTCCACAGTCTTAGATGCATTAACCTTTGTTCTTTTCAATAAAAGTTTCAGAAAAGTAAATAAAAATCAATTAATTAATAGTACAAACGAAAAAGATTGTTTAGTAGAATTGGAGTTTTCTGTAAATAATAAAAATTATTTAATTAGAAGAGGCATTAAACCAAATGTATTTGATATTGAGATAGAAGGTAATCTTTTAAATAAAGAAGCTGATGATAAGGTTAATCAAAAATTACTCGAAGAAAATATTCTTAAATTAAACTATAAGTCCTTTACACAAATTGTAATACTTGGTAGTAGTAATTTTGTTCCATTTATGCAGCTTACTGCCGCTAACCGAAGAGAGGTAATTGAAGATCTTCTAGATATTCGAATTTTTTCCGCAATGAATAATATTGTTAAGGAAAAAATTCGTTCCGATCGTGAGCAAATCAAAATCTTAGAGAATAATAAAGATAATCTCAAAGAAAAAATTGAGATGCAAAAAAACTTTATAGAAGAAATAGAAAATAGAGGAAATGAAAATATAAAATCAAATAACTTAAAAATTGAAAAGCTGGATAAAGAAGTTACTCAATACATGTTGAATAACTCTACGATTGAAGAGAGTATTTTTAAATTCATCAAAGAACAAGAAGAGTTTTCAAATTCATCTAATAAACTTTCTAAGTTATTAAATTTAAAGGGAAAAATTTCGCAAAAAGTAACAACGATTACAAAAGAACATAAATTTTTTACAGAAAATTCGGTATGCCCTACATGCACCCAAGAAATCGATGAAAAATTTAGATTAAATAGAATTGAAACAACTCAAAATAGAGCAAAGGAACTTCAAAAAAGTTTTAAAGAACTTGAAGATGCTATAAAGCTTGAACAGGAAAGAGAAAAACAATTCTTAGATCTTTCAAAAGAAATTACTAAATTAAATCATGAGATTTCTCAGAATAATACTCGAATATCGATCAATCAAAGGCAAATCCGAGATCTTGAAAAAGAAATTCAAAAAATTACCGAGCAACTTAAAAATAGAAATATTGAACACGAAAAGCTAGAAGACTTTAAGAAAAGCCTTCAAGTTTTATTTGATGATTTAGCGAAGAAAAAAGAAGGTATACTTTACTATGAGTTTATAAATTCCTTACTTAAGGATGATGGAGTAAAAACCAAAATCATTCAAAAGTATCTGCCATTTATAAACCAACAAGTGAATCGTTATCTACAGATGATGGATTTTTATATTAACTTTGAGTTAGATACTGAGTTTAACGAAAAAATCAAATCGCCTATTCATGAAGATTTTTCATACTCCTCATTTAGTGAAGGAGAAAAATGCAGAATAAATCTTGCCATACTTTTTACTTGGAGAGAAGTTGCGAGAATAAAAAATTCAATTAACACAAATCTTATGATACTTGATGAAATTTTTGATAGTTCTTTGGATTCTGTAGGAACAGAAGAGTTCCTTAAGATTATTCGTTATGTGATTAAGGATGCTAATATATTTGTGATTTCTCATAAGACTGGACTTGAAGATAAATTTGAGCGAGTACTTAAATTTGAAAAAATAAAGGGGTTCTCTTTTAAAACAGAATCTTAGTATAAATAGTAGTGCTAAATCAATCCAAGTTTATGTTTAATTTATATGCTATTGAAAATTTAATTACCTCGCAAAGATATTATGGTATAACTTCTTTATCTGTTGAAGAGCGTTGGAAAAGGCACCAATATGCATATAAGACAGAAAAAAAGAAAAATGATTGTCCAAAATTTTATAACTCTATTAGAAAATATGGAGTTGAAAATTTTAAAGCAGTTTTATTGGAAAGTAGTCAAGACTCTCAGTATATTGAAAATTTAGAAATAGAAAAAATTTCAAATGATTTTAATTGTTTGAATGTGTCTCCAGGTGGTGGAGGTATGACATGCAATTCGGGTTGGAAACATTCTCAAGAAACTATACAAAAATTAAAAGAAAAGACGCCTCCTATGTTAGGTAAAAAACATAGTGAGGAATCTAAGAAAAAAATGAGTGCGTCTCAAAAAGGTCTTAGGTGTGGAGAAAAAAATGGAATGTATGGGAAAAAACATAGTGAAGAATGGAAAATGAAAAAAAGTAAAAAAATGAGTGAAAATAATCCCATGAAAAATAAAACTCATACTGAAGAAGCAAGAGAAAAAATAAGAAAAGGTGCTACAGGAAGAATTCCTTGGAATAAAGGAAAAACTGGAATTTATACTGAGGAGACAAAAGAAAAAATGCGTCAAGCGGCATACAACAGAAACAAAAAGACACTTTGAGAACTGGACTACTTGTATAATATTTCTATAGATAGTAAAGTAGCGTGAATCATCGGAGCACAATGCAAGTCCCCAATCGATATCATCACAGTAAAAAGGAACAAAAACGAAAACTTAAACCACAAGCACTTCGACAAGCTAAAGCACGTCGTCAAGCAATGAAAAGGAAGCACTCCAAAGGGGGTGCTTTTTTTATAAATATCTAAAAATAGATATTAGAGATGAAAACACTTTACGAAGCTTATCAAGATGTATATTATGATGAAGATAACTTTTATAATGATGCAGTAGAATTTTGTGAAGAATTGAATATTTTTGAATCACTAGAAGAATCTGAATATTTTGTAAATTCACTTATTGAAAATGATCTAGCCATTACTTTTGTCGAAGATGTTTTGGAATATTATGATCAAGAGCAATTATTAGATGAGGAATATATTTCGGAAGTTAGTGCAGGTCTATTAAAAGCTGGATTGAAAGCTGCTGGTGGTGTATTTAAAAAAGTAACCCCCGCAGTTAGAGGATTATCTGCTAGAACATTAGCTAAACAGGGATACACTCCGGGGGGATTTGGTAAGGGGGGAAAGCAACTTACATCAACGGCAAGAGCAACTCAAGCAAGAGCAGCAAGGACAGCAAGAGCAGAAAGAAAACCACCTTCTCCCGAAAAACCAAACAAGTACCTTGATATGCTTACGCAAAAAAGATCTGCGCAAGCTTCTACCCCAGCTCCCTCTTCGGCTAAACCAAAAACTAGAGGAATGACGCCATCTTATGTGGCAAAGAGGGGCGTAACTGATACTCTTGCGACTACTTTAGCTTTAGGTATGGGTCATATGGCTGGAATAAAACCAGCGACGAATATTTTGAGACAAATGACAACGCCTATAGTTAGAAGTATTGGAACTGTCACTCAGAGAACTGCACCCACTGCAAGGAGGGCTTCTGGAGCTGCAGCAGATCCTTGGATGCAATTTATGAAGGGATCAAAACCAAAACAATTGGGTCTACCAAAAGAAGGACCATCTAGCAGACTCCCCGGCAGATTTTTACCAAAACCATCAAGCGGCCCAAAAGGACTACTTTCTCCGGCAAAAAATACTGCAGGTAAATCAATGGCATCATCTAATACACAATCATTAGCCAAGATGCCTAAAGGTACACCAAAATCTTCCGGTACTGTATCACAACCGGAATTTGGATCAGTAGGTAAATTGATGGCTAGATCTAATTCACAAAATATTGGAAAAATGCCTAAAGGTGCTTCTAAGCCTTCTGGTGGAATAAAGCAACCTACTTTTGGGGGAGCTAAATCAAGTTCCCCAAATCGTAGAACATCATCTATTGATAGGTCTCCGTTTAGAGCAACTGGACCATCTGGTGGAAATCCAACAATAGAAAGATTGGCGTCGCAGGCAGCTAAGCCACAAAGAGGTGTGCCAAGAAAAGCAAATATCGGTGCTGCAGCAGCAACTGCAGCTGGTACGGGCGCTATTCTTGGTGCAGACCAGATGAATAAAAAGAGACAACAACAATATAATGTATATAATACAAAGGATCCAAGTGGAAAAGTTCGCAGTCGTTTAAAAGTTGGTCCAAAGGTTGTCGGTCCAAAGATTGTTGGTGGTGCTGTATTGGGACCAGCAAAAGATTTTGAGGATGCATTTAGAAAAAATAGAGAAGCTGGTAAGAAAACATTCAAATATGGAAGTGGTGAATATACAACTCAATTAGCAAAAGAACATTATTATTCTGATCTTGTAAATTTAGTATTGAGTGAAGGGTATGCTACTAATGTAAAATCCGCTCAAGAAATTGTTAATTCTATGAGTGATGAGTGGCTGGCTTCTATTTTGTCTGAGGAGTGATATGACCAGTTGAAAAACTGTCTACGGGGGGGTAAATTTGCCCCCTTTTTTTGTATCATAGTGCTCCACCAAGCACAAATCTATGACCGTCAATTTTGAAGTGAAAGGGATGCTTGCACGCCTTCTGGCAACAGAAGATATTGTTGTTGAGCATAGACACGTAGAAACTGCATGTTTCGATGTTCAAAATAGAGTATTAACTTTACCTATTTGGGAAAAGGCATCCAATGAAATTTATGATCTTCTTTTGAGCCACGAAGCGGCTCATGCATTATATACACCAAATGATGATTGGACTGAAACACACGATATTCCAATGCAATATGTGAATATTGTTGAAGACGCACGTATCGAAAAACTTGTAAAGCGAAGATACGCTGGATTATCTAAGACTTTTTATCTTGGATATAAAGAACTAGTTGAAAAAGATTTTTTTGAATTAAAAGATGATGATGTTTCAACGTATGGTTTTGCAGATCGTGTAAACTTACATTTTAAGATTGGTACACATTTACAATTGTCTTTTACGCCAGAAGAACAAGCAATTGTTGATCTAATCAGTGAGTGTGAATCATTTAAAGACGCTTTAGACGCTTCTAAGGTATTGTACGAATATTGTAATAAAAATCACGAAGAACTTCAATTAGTTAATATCCCGATTCCTATGAATGTGGATATTATTGATGGTGAAGTTCAAAATAGCGAACCTATTGATGCAAGCGGAAATACTTCCGTTGTATCTATTCCAAATCTCTCAGATTTAAGTGAAAGTCAGGAGAAGAGTGAGGGCAATAGTGTTGAGAACGGCGATGGAGATACAGAAGATAATTCTGTAGATAAAACTGATAATGGATCCGAATCAAATGCCGATGAGCAAGATAATTCTAACTCCCCAGGTGGCTCCGATTCTCCTAGTGATGGATCTGATAAAGGTGAAGAAACTGCTGGAGAGCAGGTGAATGAACCAACAGATAATTCGTCTGATGTGGAGGAAGGTGCTGGGTCGAAAGCTGGCTCATCTTCGAATGAAATTAAGACCGTTGATCGTTTGAATAAGGCAATTCAAGAACTTATTGATAAAGAAAAGACTAACAATTATGTTTACATAGAAACACCT